GGCGGGTAGTTTTTCTCCCAAAATTTATGCGTTTTTGGTAGGATCATGCCGTGCAGCTTGGCATGAGAGGGTCGCGTGCGGCGGTCTAGTACGGCTTTATAGCGAAAGTATTCGCCTGCGCTACTCATCTGGCTTTCATACCTTGCCTTTGCGACGCTTACGCGCATATTGGTCTCGAAAATTCGCTTTAGTCGCCTGGAACCCACGTAAATTTGTTTCGTTTCCCCGGTCTTGGGATTTGTTACGCTTACGTCTCCTAGCCAGCCTTTCTTTGCTAAAACGGGTTTTATGCTATCTCGCCACTCCCCAAAGTCCTGCCCCTTTTTATAGGCCTCGCTAAGGCTAGCCTGGATATCTGAAAGCAGATCTATCCGCGTGATCTTTGCTACGGTAAAGGCTCTACTATGAGCCTCGTGCATGATCTCGTCGTAATCAAAGTGAAGCTCGGGCGTGCGGGCGGTGAGGGCCTTGATGACGTTTACGGGCTCGGCAAAAAACGAAAAACCGACGCTACTCATCTTCGTATCCGTAAATTTGAGCATTTGATACGGCGTTTATCATCGCGTTTTCAAGTAGCGTCAGATCCATGCCCTCATACATCTCGCCCAGCTTTTTAAAGGCTTCTTCATAACTGCTTGCATCTTTTAAAAGCTTATTTAACGAGCTTTCGATCTCTTTTAAAATCTCTTTTTCGGATTTATTATATTCTTTGCTCTCAAGCGCGGCGTCGATATTATCAAGCGGTAAATTTTGCCTTTGAGCGTTTTTCGATACGCCTTTTTTGTCCGAATTTTGCAAAATTTGCGCCTCTGCTTCACCTTTAAATTTAAGCCCCTTGATCTTAAACGCCGTTTCCATAAACTCAAGCGGGATCTCATAGCCCATGGACGTTATGCGCTCGTATACCTCGCTTAACGCGTTTTCGTCGGCTTCGAGGTTGGCGTCAAGCGCAAATTTAAAAGGCTTTACGTTAGAGAAATTTAGCTTTAGCGTTTCATCGATAAGCTCGTAAAGGCTAGCGCTTATTAGCATCGCGTCAAATCGCAATATGTCTTGCCTTACTTCGTTATGCACTTTGCCTAGAGCCTGCGTGCCGTTTATTTGCGAATTGCCAGCCAGCACCTGCCCGGTGATACTTTTTGCTATACAGTCGTCGCAGTACTTGATAAACTCCAAAAACGTCGCTTTATCGACATTGCCGTTTAGTAACTCTACGACATCTTCTTTGGAAAACAGCCCTACGCCGTTAGCGCGCAAATTTACGGCCGCCTCTATGATCGCGTCGCTTTGTTTTTCGTCGCCTACGCTATCTGATTTGATGACTAGCGGCGGTACCGAGAGGCTATCAAAGAAGTTCATATACTTTGATATAGCAAGATGTTTTAGCGCCGTTATAGTGACGATGCGGTACATGAGGCTTTGAGTGATGACGTCGCCGCTATCTGTTGGGTGAAAGTGTATCCACATTAGATCCGCGGCGTTTTGGACGTAAATTTTATCTATACCTTGCTTGAGATAGAGCTTGTCTTCGTTGTCGGTATTAAAATACGTGGGCGGGATATATTCAAAATCAGGTAAAATTTTGCCCTCGTCGTTTCGCCACTGCTTGATAAAAGGCGCGAACCCATAGGCGATAGCAGCCGTGCAGGCAAACAAAAACTTTTTAAATTTGATACTTTCTAAAAACTCCTGTATAAAAGCGCCTTGCGCCTTGTCCTCGCTTTCAAAAAATATCGGTAGCGCGCTAACGTAAACCTTGCGCTTAAAAAGTTCCGAGCCTATTTGCGTGTCGGTAGCTTTGAAGTATTCAAAAACTTTTACTAGGCTTTCAAAGCTTCCGCCCGAGACCGCCGCGCGCACCAGATCGTAGTTTATGCCGCTTAGCACCCCCGCGGCGTCGGTTTTTTTGATGACAATTTGCTGTTTCACGTATATCTTTCCTTTAATGATTTTATGAGTTTTTGATTTCTCTTAACTACTCGGTTTAGGGCGCGGTAGTCGGCGACTGCTACGCTGGAAGCTATCCTAAAGGCCATCTCGCTAGCGTCTAGCAAGTCGTCGTGAGGAGCTTTGGGGTAGGTATCTAGCTCTTCGATTAAAAGCGTATTATCTACGTTTATGAGTATCGTGCCGTCGGTTACGTAAGGGGCTAGAGCATCGAGCCTTAGCTCTTTTGCGACCGAATTTTTCAGCTCGCAAACGCTCAGGCTTATGCCTTTTTGGGCAAACTCCTCTTTTAGCTTGTCCTTGAAAAACTCCTGAAAAGCTACCGTTTCTATGGCGATTTTGATGGGTTTACCGTAAAGCAGCAGCCGTAAATAAAGCTGCATGAATTTTTCTATCATGACGTCGGGCTTGAGCTTATATCCTTTTGTGTCTAAATAATATTGTTTATCTTTTTTACCCAATACCGCAAGCCCGAAGTAGTCCCCTCTAGCCTTACCTATCGCAGGATCAAGGCCGATATAATATGCGTCGCAAACTGGCATCTCCTCATAGGTCTTGTAACCCGAAAATATCGCCCCGTCGCGGCTTAGCGGCTCGTTTTGATATTCGGAGTAAAAGCTTTCTTTGTCGTCGAAAAACTCGGCGAGCACACCGCGCTTATCCATACTCTCGTCATCTAAGATCATATTCGAGATTTTGGCTTTTGCTACATTATCTTTGTTTAGCTCGTCGATATTGTCCGGAAATTTAACCACCAGCGGAAAGTTAAAGCTAGTAAACGCGCTTAGCTTTTTTATACGCGCTAAAAGCCCGTCGTGATGAAGCCTCGTGCCCACTACGATAATGTTAAAGCTAGGATCGTAGCGGCTAGGCAGTTTTAACACAGCCTTTCTAAACCACTTATAAAGCTTTTCTCTTTGGGCCAAGCTCTCTACGTTTTCGTCGTTTTCTATATCGTCGGCGATGATGATGTCCGGGCGCTTGCCTAAAAAGTTCGTGCCCCTTATCTTCTTTCCGGCGCCAAAAAATTTAAGCTTTTTGGGTTTTTTGTCCGCCGAAAAGATAAACTCGTCGCTTTTCCATTTGTCGCCTATTTCTATTTTAAAATCATTCACGAGCTTGGCGTTTTCTTCAAGCTCTACGCGCAAAGTATCGCTACTTTCTACCGCGATGTCGATTGTAGAGCTAACTACTATGCCGTAACTCTTTTTGTCCGTGAGCAACAGCCAAAGATTGTATAACCGCGTGATAAGGGTCGTTTTTGCGCCGCCGCGATATGCTTCTACGAGGATATGGCGGCGCTTAATGCAAATGTTTTCGAGCTCTTTATAGACGAAGCTTCTAAATTTGGATTTGTCGTTAAATTTGCCACCCTCTTCGACTCCTATCTGATGAGGAAAGTAAGTCAGCACGAAAAATTTAAAATCGTTTTGCGATCTTTTACGCCTATTTTCTCCCTGATCGTCTATAATGTTCGGCAAAGATTTGAGATATGCCTTTAACTCTTTTAACTCCATTTACAAAAATCCTTTTTAAAAGCGTTTAAACCCCTTTTAAAATCGTTTAAAAGGTTCGCGTCTATACTTTTGCTAGACTTGGGGTTAAAAACGCCTAGAAACGTCGCTTTTTTCATTTATCGTTTTTTACTGCGTTTGAGATAATAAGATCGGCATTTTCGCTAAGCCACTGCGCCACGTCCGTTTGCTTGTGCGACAAGGCGAGCTTAGCCACCGCTTCCAGTGTCTTTTTCGCGGCGCTTACGGCTATATCCCTTGGGTTTATTTGGCGCGGAGCCTTGATGCTCCAATACGTTTTTGCGAATTTATGAAGATTTTCGATATGCTCCGGGCTTAGCTCTCCGGCGTCTTTTAAAAATTTCTCGTAATTTTCGATGAGGCTATTTACAAAAAGCGCCTCTTTGTTTTCGAGCTCATCCTCGCTTCTTAAATTTGCCAGCTTTAGGCCGTCCCAGTCGATGCCTTTTTTAAAATCCGCTTTTTTATGGTAGTAGAAAGTTTGGCGCGCGATATTTAAAGCGGCGCAAATTTCATCTACGGTCTTTCCTTGCACATACAGCTCTTTTATTACGTCTTTCATTTTTTTCACGTCCGTTTTTTTACGCAAACTATAACGCAAATTTTTTTTACAAGCACTCCAAATAGCGGGTATTTAGAGTGGTTAAATTTTAAAAAAGCCATAAAATGCGAGGCAAGAAAACCCAAAAAGGAGCGAAATGGCAGAGCTTGAAAAAAGCGTGGTAGCGCTTGAGCTAAACAGCTTGCAAGACGGAAAGATAAAAATCAGCCCCGCTGGTCAGCAGGTTATGGGCTACGACGGCCGCGTATTTAACATCGACGCCTCGTTCGTGGTAGCCAACACCAAAAGCCAAAACGTAGACATCTTGCTAGACAAGGATCACTACGACGGCGAAGCGATGGGGTGGTTTGACGTAAATTCGCTTGAAGCTAGAGACGACGGGATTTACGCGAGCCTGGAATTTACCGAAGTAGGCAAAGGGCTAGTAGATAAAAAACTATATAGATACTTAAGCCCCGCTTACGAGGTTAATTACCGCGACAACGGCGTAAGAGAGGTGGTGAGGATCGCAAGCGTGGGGCTTGTAAATCGCCCGAATTTATTAAACAAAGCACTAAATAACAAAGGAGAAGAGATGCCCGAAAACAATTCCGAGCTAGCCGCTAAGCTGGTCGAACTAAACGAGAAAAACGCGGCTTTGCAGGCGCAAATAATCGCGAAAGATAATGAGATAGGAGAGCTAAAAACGGCGCTTGAAACCGAGCGCAATAACGCTAAAACCGCGCGAATAGAAAGCGCCATAAAAAACGGCGAACTTTTGCCTAACCGCAAAGAGATGGCTATGGCGCTCGAGGGAAATGCGCTAGATAGCTTTATGGAAGTTTCAAAAAGCGAAGCCGCAAGCGTGCTAAAAGAAAAAAGCTACGAGAAAAACAAAAAAGAGGGGCTTGATATCGATCCGGACGTCAAAGCTCAACTAGGTCTATAAAAAGGAGAAAAAATGCCAAGAAGAGTACTTGATGCCGCATATATGGAGTCGGTTTCAAAAGGTTTTAAAACAGTATTTAACGATGCTTTAAATACGCAAAATAGCGATTATTTGAAAGTCGCTACCGAAATAAGCGCAAATACCGTAACGGTCGATTATTCGTGGCTAGCGGATATGCCTAGTATGCGAGAATGGGTAGGAGACAGGACTCTAAACGAGCTAGCGGCATGGAACTACACCATCTCTAAAAAAGATTGGGAATCATCAATAAAGGTCAAACGCGACGTCATCGAATACGATAACCTAGGTATCGTAAAGCCTCGCATCATAGATCTAGCCGCCACGGTACCGGAGCACTATAACTCTATGGTATTTGGTCTGCTTGAGTCAAACGGCGACTGCTACGACGGTAAGAAGTTTTTCGCCGCCGATCATCAAGTAAAAGGGCAAAGTTTTTCAAATTTGAGCAATTTGGAACTAACCGAGGAAAACTACGAAAGAACGGTAGCCGAGATGGGCAGACTTATCAAGGATAACGGAAATCCGCTTCGCATAAAGCCAAATCTCATCGTAGTGCCGCCTGAGCTAAAAGCAAAGGCTAAAGAGCTATTTTTGGCCGAGAAAAAGACGGGCGGCGGCAGTAATCCTCTCTACAAAGAGGTCGAAATCCTCGTTTGCTACGAGCTAACCAAGAAAAAAGCGTGGTACTTGCTAGATACTTCAAGGGCGGTCAAGCCTATCGTACTTCAGAAAAACAAAGAGGCCGAATTCGTCGCTCAAGATAAGCTAGATAACGAAGCGGCGTTTATGCGAAAAGAATTTAGATACGGCATAGACACCGAAGATAACGCGGGATACGGCCTATGGCAAATGGCGTATAAAAACGCGCCGACGGAGTAAGGAGCTGCAATGGGCAACTATGAAAGCTTTTTAAAAGCTCGCGATATTGATTCCGGCGTCGGCGAAATAGAAGAGGAAAAAGAATCTGCGAATTTGGACGCTACAAATCCGTCCGAAGCAAGTCAAACAAACGACGATACGCAAAATTTGACGGATCAAAACGGCGATCTCGAACAAAACGAGGGTAGCGACGAGGATCCGTCTGCTCCAGCCGCCGATCAGAGTAAAGCAAATGCCAAAAATAACAGATAAGGAACCCGCCGTAAGGCAGGGCTTTAGTTTGGTCAAGCTTTTGGAAAGCTTGCCGCAGCGGGGGCTTGACTCACGCGAGGAGTAAAAAGTGGAGATGGCGCAAAAGCTGGAGCTGAGAGCGAAGCAAAGCCTGCAAAATCCAAATGAAATAACGCAGGGGCTAATAACGCGCTGCGTTACAGACGCGCAGGAGGCTTGTAAAGGGCGCGAGGTGCCTTATTTTGCAAAAGAGGATTTTGCATATATCAGGCTAAAAGTTTATTTAAAAGTAGGCCTTGACGAGCAAGATCTGCTGCTTTTGGAAGCGGCGCAAAAGATCATCAAAAACTCGCCTTTCGTAAACGACGCAGGAGAGCTTAGCTCGGCGAAATTTTACAAAAGCAAGGCAAGAAAGGACGTAATGTGAACTCGCTAAGCGAACTAGCCGCAACGCTAAAGAGTGAATTTGGGCTACTTGAGCTGCCAAGCCTCGAAGCTCTCGCGCAAAACGGCGACTATCTCGCGTTTGAAGGGCTTGAGAGCGTAAACGACATAACCGATAACGCGGTTTTTGGCGTCGTTATAGCTAGAAATTCGCTTAATGCCGATAAAAGCGGCGTGCTAGATAAAATCGACCGACTAAGAGGCGAGCTATTTAGATTCGGCGCCAGATACGGCGAAAAAGTTATGTTTGGAGCAAAGGCTGCGTTTGTAACCAATACGCTTTACTGCGTAAGAATACAAATCAAATTTAAAATCACAGGCTTCACGGAAGCATAAAGGAGACAAAAAATGGCACAAGAAAAAGTAGCGAGACTTGCCGTAGCTACGGTAAGCTTCACGCCTCAAGACGCAAACGAGAGTATCACGCTCGGCTATCAGCAAAGCGTATCGCTCAATAGGACCATCGAGAAAAAAGAGCTACTCTCAAACGACGAGAGTCTGGGAGAGACGGTGATGGAACTTGAAACGAAAGCGGAGTACAACTTCAGCACCGAAATCGGCGACATAAATATCGCAAATTTGGCGCTTTGCTTCAAGGGCGTAGTAGAAGATGTGACGTATGCCGCAGCCGGCAAATTTTTCAACGGAAAAATAATCAAGGCCGACACCGAGCAAATACGAATCGGCGACCCGGTGATTAAAGACAACAAAATCTACACCGCTACCGAGAATATGGCGGCGGGTAGCTTCACGGTAGACAAGTGTGCCCCGAGGATATATCCCGCAAAATTCAAAAGAATAGCGCCGCAAAAACTAGCCAACTCTCTGGGCAAAATCATCGTCGAGGGCAAAAACCTAGCCACCGGCAAGGCTCAAATTTTAGTTATTCCTCTAGTTAATCTTAGCTTTGAGGGCGACGTGAGCGTAAGCGGGACCGATTTTGCGAAGCTTAGCCTAAAAGGCAAGGTGTTAAAGGCGGCGGGGGAAGAGCTATTTAGCTTTATGGACGGCGAATAGCCCTTAATCGTTAAAAACGCTCCGCTTGTACGCGAGGGGGCGGCGCTCAGAGTTACGAGGTCCGCCCGCCCCCTTCGCAAACCCCCACCCGGACGACGTTAGCGGGGCGAATATCGGCTACTGCGTAGCCATTCGCAAATTTAAAAAAGGAAGCAAAAATGAAGACAAAATTTCCATTTGAAATCAATATCGACGAGAACAAATTTCAGCTCGAATACAGAGAGCTAAAAAAGAGCGAAGCAAGAGATCTGGTAGGAGAATTTGCCGAGCTAAAAAAGCAAATAGACGCTAGCGACTCTCTAAAAACAGAGATAGCCGCGCTTGAGGAGAAAAAAGATATCAAAAGAGAGATAGCCTCCACCCAAAGCGGCGACAAAAAAGCAAAAACTTTGCAAGAAGTGCTTGCGCTCAATGAACAGATCGAGGCAAAGCGCGCGGAGCAAAAAGAGCTAGCTAGCGCCTCGATAGATATTGACGTTATGGCAAAGAAGAGGTTTGACCTTACTCTAGGCGGCGAGGATCTGGAGAAATTTAAGGCCGAAATCGAGGATAAAGGCCTAAGCTATCTATCAGTTATGGGCGCCATTGATGCCGCTATTGAGGCCGAGCGCTCAAAAAAGTAGAGAGGCTGCTTGCCTGCGTTGAAAATAAAATGAGCCCGGATGATTTCGGGCTTGATTATTATGAGACTTTGATGCTTCATGGACTTCAAACGGCAAGCGTAGTAAAGCGAGACTTTAACGGCGGATATTTTGAATGCGAGGTAGTCGTTTTAAAAAGCTTTTGCAAGCGTTTTAAAATCGATTTTTTATGGATGTTTGAAATTTCAAAGGCGTTTAATAGGATTTTAAACAAAAAGGATTAAGGGGCGAAACATGAACTATAAAGATAAATTTTTAGCTTTTTTTGCGTCGTCCAT